AAGGCGGCAGTATTTGACCCCGTACCGCCCTAATTTTGCCTTTTAGTCAAAACTTTGACTAAACCTTGGCTAAACCTTGGCTAATCCTTGACTAATCCTTGACTAAACCTTGACTAAACCAACAGCCGTATTATTCCAGATACGCCGTTTTCATGAGGCCGACTATGCCTTTATACCGCACTTTTGTGAACTCTCCGAACGGATAATCCTTCGAATACATCACTTCGACTTTTGTTCCGTTCGGAACTTTCTTTTTCTTGACCGCCGTGTGAGTGCTGTTCCATATGTTAAGACCGTTCTTTGTTCCACTCACTTTTTTTGTCCATGTCTTTTTAAAATTATCCGGCGTGGCGTAGAGCCTTTTCAGTTCTGCTGTTGTACTGCCCCACTTTTTCAGATAGAAATGAGGCGTATCGACAATCGAAGTCCAATCACCACCCCAGCCTAGCCCTACTTTGCTTGACTTTGCGATTTTTGCCACCTTAGACAGCGTTTTTTCATCATACAAGAGTTTCGAATCGTTGATTGCGATATCAAACGCCACGCCCCACATATGCTGTGAACTGTAGGTGCCCCCTTTTGCGTTCGTGACGATTTTCCCCGGCGCCGTCCTGCCTTTTGCATACAGAGAATCTTGATATTCTTTTGTCCGGAAACCTTCGGTGATTATAAGGTGGATTCCCTCTTTTTCGCATTTCTTTAAAAGCAAATCTAGTTTGTAGTCAAGCCACGGATGTAAAAGCGTTCGGTCGATTCTGATATCATGCCGTTTCTTCATCTTTCTTTTCACCTCGCTTCTCTCTTGCTTTGTTCAGACGGAAATTCGCCTCCATAATGCGAAGCTGTGCGAACAGCCGGTCAGTCTGTTTTTGAATTTCCTCTTGCGTCAATGGACGGTTCTGCTTTTCTTTCTTTTTCCGCTCTTCCTCGGTTTCCTGCATAATGGTCTTTTCAAGATATTCCGACTTTGCATCTTTTCCGTGCAGATTGTGTTCTACTGCAACGGCAACTGCATTGAGGACGTATCTCCCGACCCACGCATGTGCCCAGAAATCACGTTCTTTTACCTTTTCGTTGTGTCCTTTTGTATGAAGATTGATAATGCGTGGATTCATTTTCCAGAAATCTTCCCATGATATCCCGATGGAATACGCATAGGGGAACCACTCATTCTCATAAAATTCTCTTAATGTTCTGTATTCTTTTACTTCTTTTCTGTCTTCTTCTCTTCGTTCTCCGGAGCCTCGCCTTTCTTTCTCTCCATGAGAGCGCGAAAAAAATCAGATTTTTCCATTTCCTCATTCATGGCATCCGAAATACTGTCCATGTCCCCACCGGAGATCACATGGGATTCAATCTCTTTCCCGGCCTCTTCCTCTGAAAGCCCGGCGCAGATGGCGAAATAAGACCGGATGAACTTAAAATTCTTTTCCGCTGCCTTCTGCAGCGGAACGCCCATATCCTCTAAATCACACATCAGATTGAAATCAAATGCTTTTGCTGTGTACTCATTTCCGTTCACAATAAATGTATTCATTTTATTTTACCTTTCCTTTCCCTCGAACATTCTGCCCGAAAATATAGGGAAAGGGGCAGTCCGAAGACCGCCCCAAATCCTTATCCATGTGTTATAATCAAGCCGCCGGGAGTGGTTTGATTCCTGTTGCAGTTCCCTTGTAATCCTCAATCGTGAATGTCATTTCCACGGTCTCCAATTCGTTCTGTCCTTCTTCCGGCATAGGGATGTGGAGCGGCGGCTGGGCGACAACAAAGTTTGCTTTTGTGCGGTTCGGAGACCACACCTCGAACCACATCTTCTTGCCACCTGTAAGTTCTTGGTAAGCAGAAATCATGGTCTCTAACTGGCCAATCACCTCGTCCGTATAATTGAATGTTATGCTCCATGTACCGCCTGTGTCCTGTCTTCCTGCTACATATCTTGATACTTCGTCCTCAATCGCTGAGGCGTCAATCTGTTCCACTTCGAGCGAAATACCGCCGATGGAATTTACTCTCTCTAACTGGATAAAGGCCTCCGGTTTTGTTCCGGCTGTTGTCTCAACAGCGTACCCGAGACGGATTCCCAGCGTGCTTACGCCAGCTACACTTGCTGCCATATGATTCATCTCCTTTTAATCAAAAAAATAAGGGCATCCGCCCCTAAGTTTTTAGTTCCTTATATTTTGTCATCAGCCCCGATTATGCGACTGAATCTCACTATACATATATGCGTGTTCCCCTCACCTTCAAATTCCGGCATAGCCGATACGCGAAACCTCATGTTCTTCATGATCTTCATTACTTCCGACATGACATCTTTTGCCCGGTTCTGTGATTTATTGTCCGTTACGGTCACTTGAAACGTAAAATTGCCGCCGTTTATGTCCAGCCCTTCTAAGTCCTGTCCTACCTCAACGCCCGGAAGAAGTTTCAAGAAAACAAACGGGAAATACGGATTATTTGACGAAGATGGCACGGTCGAGAAGTTCTTCTGGTCATTCATGCCATATTGTGTTTTCTTTTCTTCCGGAAATTCATTTTTTATTTTCGAAATGACCAATGACGGAATTTCCATCACCCACATGATGACCACCTACTTTCCGAATACTTCTTTTGCCGCTGCCTTTGCTTTTTCAAAGATTTCATTGTACGCATAGAACAGCGGCATAGTTGCCTTGACGCCGTAAGAATGACGCCATCCCTGCGCCGTATCGTCCCAGTAGAACCAGCCTTCCTTGTCGAATGCGTGCATCTGTCCGGGAAATGAGCCGACACCGAACCCCATTTTCTTTGAATAGGGATTCTCTTTATCGTTGTAATGAATACCGGCTCCGAACTCTATTGCAAGCATGACATTGAATGGTGGGAAACCCGGTGATTGAAAAATCTTTCCTGTTGTCATGATGACCGCTCTGCATCCGGCTTCTTCCTCGGATATACTGCTCTGTACAGAGACATATTTCCCGAGAGGGCTTTCGTTGATTTTCAAATCAGTGACCCGAAGCCCGATATCTGATAGCCTCTTTGCCAGTTCCACGGATTTATCTTGCAGGCTGCCACGATACTTTGTCAGTTCTTTCTGTAAATTCTTGATAGATGACTGAGAAAGAATATCCACTTTGAATTTCCTTGCCATGGCCATCACCTCACTTATTGATTGCAGAAAGGACATACTTGTCTACATTGATTGACGGGCTTGCTTTAACGATCATATAATCCGCAGATTCTTTTATCGGTGCTTTCGTCTTTACCGCCTCGCCATCAATTTCAACTGTGATTTCTTCGCCATCAGATTCGTATTCCGGTTCACTCATGTGCCAGATCAGCGCACCTTCTACGAGGGGAACTTCGCCTTTTCCTGTCAGAAGAACTGCAGCATAAGACTCTATGGACAGGCCGTATTCCACCGGAACTGCATCCCCGCCGCTCAGTGCAATGTTTCCAAGGAACTCAACAGGCGTAGAATAAAATGGTTTCGGCTCCCCTGTGTCCATCGGCTCCCTGTTTCCGTTACCGTCCTCATAATACTTGATATTTCCGTTTTCATCTGTCTCATAAGTCGGTACTTCTCCGAGAAGAAGCGAGTAGTATAGTCTCTGCCTATTTCTTTTCAGCGTCCCCCACATGTTCATCACTCTCCTCTTCTTCTGCCTTGGACTTCAAGACCTCGATTGCCTTAATAATGACTTTCGGTATCGGCACGCCCATCAATCCGGCATTTTCCACGATTGAAAGAGTCTCGTTGGCGATTAGAGCCACGGTGCACGCATCTCGGACAAAATTCGAGCCAATCACAAGGTCTAACCGACACGCCACAAGGACAATCAAAAGCATGACGCCTTTCCGGCACAAGCCTTTGAATCCTGCTCTGCTCTCTAATGCGCCGCTCTCTGTCTTTCCGCTTTTCTTGAAGATTCCAGCCACCATAAGACCTGTGATATAATCAATCGCCATGAAGATTACGAGCGTTGTCAACGATGAACCCCACCCTCCGAATAGTGTTGATATAAAACCGCCTATGAGACCGATCGAACCTGCCACTGCATATTTTTCCACACTGCACACCTCCCCTCGCTGTCGGGATAATAATTCTTACTGCCCACCGCCGCCTACTGTAAGAAGCCCTGCAGCAGACCGCCCACACCATCAGCCATCTGCCACGCACGGTCTACTTTGTCTTTTCAGACGAAAATTTCCACATAATTCGGAAAATTCGAAATCAAATCAAAAGTAATCCACGCTGAGTCATACTGTCTTGAAATACCGTTCTCGGAATGAGAGACCTCGCCTTCTGCCCTCGCCTTTCCGTAGATATCTACACAGGCCATGGCAAGGGAGTTTTTCCCTTTTGACAGCACGGATGCAATCTTCTTTTCGGTGAAACTATTTGGGAAGTGGCAGTTCATGGAAACATATTCAATGACAAAATCCACGATAGAGACCGGAAAAGACTCCATGGTATCTCCGGTCTCGCCTACATATTGTCTTGCCTTTTCAGACACATATTCGGTTAATTCTTCTATTGTCTCCATCCATGACCACCACCTACAGCCCAAAGTGCCCTACAAGAATCTTTTTCAGTTCCGCGCCGCTCTTTTCCTCGGCATTTTCAACACCGCATTCGGCAGCAAGTGTTTTTAAGCCCGCTGCACTCATGCGGTTGATTTCTGTCTTATTGTATTTCTTGTCCGGTTCAGAAGAATTGGAAAGAGACGGCATTTCAATCTGCCCTGCCGTCTCTTTTTCGCTCTTCTTTCCCGACTCCGTATCTTCCGGCACTTCCTGCCCCGGCAGATACAGTACGCCGTTATATTTTACTTTGTGGTCGTATTTCATGGTACAACCCCCTTATTTCACCTTAATGACATAAATACCATCCATTCCCTCAAAGGACGGGAGCGCAATCTGAGATGCTGTAGTTGTCACCGTGAAGGAAGGCTTATACTCGGCCATCACTGCAATCGCAATACCGCTTTCAAGGACAGTAATGTCAACCGGCGCCTGCGGAATGTCCATGAAGTTTCCGATGGTGGTCAGTTCCTCCGGTGTAGAGCCTCTCCATGTGTTTCCAAGTGCTCCGTCACCGAGAATGGTGATATAGTCATCCGGGTAGAACTTCTGCGTATTTCCATTATAATCTTTGTAGGTCTTATCGTATGCAATGAACTGAACCCTCAACCTGCGGCTAAGAACTTCTTCAACAGTTGCCTCGTCCACGAAATTCACAGTAGAGCCTGTCATGGTGACAATGGCGCTCTTGACCTGGTCATTCTCAACAAGGTAGTTGAGAGTGGTGCTGTTGCCGATGATTGTAGTGGCCGCCACGCCGATGTTAGCAAGGTAGTTGATTCCTGTCCGGATATCATCTAACGGCTTTGCAGTAGAAGGATTGTCCCATGTGCTTGTGCTTGCCAGTTCCTCGTAGTTATTTGATTTCCAGCTGCCGTCCGAGTCGTAGTCATACTCATACGCCGTGTTGTCGGACAAGCCGATGGAGATTTTCATATCCCCATTCTTTGGCGCGAGAAGGCTCATTCTCTCAATCTCTGCCGAGATTTCAGCGCCTTCCACAAGGGTTCCTGCATCATCGAACATAGAATCGACAATCGGGCGCAGATACGGGTCGTTGCTGTCCTGTATCCTTGCCAGCTCTGCAAGGTCGGTCTCCTTGATAATCATAGATTCACGGAACAGTGGCATCTGCTCTTTTGTCATCTGTGCCTGCCCTCTCGGACGGATTGCCGGGATGGCGTCAAAATTTGACGGTTTCAGGGCCACATTGATGCCTTTATGGCTTTTCAACCACTGTAAATCGATCCCCATCTTCTTCCTGTTCGGGAAATACGCCTCTCCGAGAAATGGGATTCTATTGCTTGCCGCCTCAGTCACATATGCGGCAATTGCTTCTGTTGTCAATACGTCTGTAATAAACATAGTTCATCTTCCTCCTTCTCTCTTATGCCGTTACCGTAACGGTGCAGGTAGCGGATGCTGTTCCGTTTGTTGCCGTAATGGTTGCTGTTCCGGCTGATACACCTGTTACTGTACCATCTGATACTGTTGCAACACTTGTATCACTGGACTCCCATGTCACAGTTGCTCCGCTTGGTGTTACCGTTGCAGTAATTGTGGTCGTGCTTCCTTCTGCTACAGTATCCGTACTCTTGTTAAGCGTAATAGAAACCGGCTCGTCTTCCGAAATTCCACCGAAAATATATGGATCTTCAAATTTAATTGTGTTTCCGGCATTGTTCATAGCCGTTACCAATGCGCTGTCATACGTCAGACCGCTGTTCTCCTGCGCTCTTGCCGTGTTGATGTATGCCTCCCGGATGACAGCTCCCTGCGGTCTTGATTCCCTTACGTCATTCAAAAGAATGCCGAGCGCACCTGCCCAAGGTGTCTCTGTTACTGGCACGCCGTCCTTGTCGATTGGCGTTCCTGCCTTCACTACCTTTTCTCCATTCGTGTCTTTTTCTGTCACATCTTCAAAGTCGATTGTTACAGATACCGCCGCATATACCGGACGGTTCAAAATCTCTGCTCCACTGCCAAATGCAGTGTTCTTTACGAGCATTTCACCTCTTGCCATCTTTCTTACCTCCTGTAATTGTCTAAAATATTTTTATTTGCTGTTCCTGCTCTTTTTGCAGAAGCGATTGCCATGTCTTTCGCCATGGAGTTTCCGCTGCCGCTGGAATTATGACCGCCCGGATTCGATGACATGTCCGCAATTTCCTTCTCTTTTGCCAGAGCGGCCGCACTTTCTTTTTCTTTCATGATTTCGCCGAGCTTCACCATGTCAAAACTGCCGTCATCTTTTACGACTTCTTTTGCCTGCTCCCCGGAAATCTTGAAATTCGTCACCGCTTCGCTTCTCTGATTCGCAATGAACTGGGCTTTTTTTAGGTCAGCATTTTCTTTTCGGATCTGTTCCATTTCCTCTAAGATTTTCTGCTGTTCCTTTGCCCTCTTTTCCTCTGCGCTAAGGCTGCCCTGCTCCATTTCTTCTAACTTCTGCTCCAGTTCTTTCCTTGCCTCTTCGTCAAGACCTTTCTGATTCCGGAGTTCTTGAATGTCAGATCTCATCTTCTCGGCTTTTGCCTTTTCCTTTGCCACTTCGGAATTGTTCTGATTCAGAAGTTTTGTGATTGCGTCATCTGTCGCGTCTGGAAATAGTGTTCTTACATCGTCTCTTGTCATGGTCATTCTCCTTTCATCCGGCATACGCTTTTGTTGTCGCAGGTCGCTCCTGCCGTGCCATTGCCTGTTTATCGCACAGGTGCTTTATTTTTGTTTTATATATAATAAAAAGTCCCACAGGCATGAACCTATGGGACTTGTCATTATTATTTGTTCTATTGTCTCTCCTGCGCAGTTTTTGCCATTTGAGAGTCATTGTAGCTTTTTAATAATTCATCCGCTCTCTGCTGTTCCTCTTCTTTTTCAGCAACATCCACGGTCTTCCACAGATTATCAAGATACTTCTTTGAGAGCAGAAATACCTTTTCCACGTCCCCCCAGAGGCCTACCGTCTTGATTGCTATAAGCGGATGTATGCCGCACTGCAACAAATACTGCAATGCCTGGCATTTTACAATCAGATTATCTGTCGGGCTGTGGTTAATCTGCACATCGAAATCTCTTGTTGTAATCCCCAAATCTTTTCCGTCCACACGGAGAATATTCAGAACTACTTTTGCCAATCTCTTTTCCGAAGCCTTTACAAGAGGGTCTTTTAATTTTGCCCTCGTTTTGGAAAAATCCCATCCGTTCCGCAGTTCTACGGCTCCCTGTGTATCTCCTCCTGTGTTCGACTGCTTTGACGGTATCGCAAGAATTGACAGCGCACTGTCCCACAAGTCATCTTTTGCGACCTGTGATTCCGTCTGGTTCAGCTCTTGTGTCATGATATCAACATCTGCCTTATTCTCACCATTATTTGACTTCACGACAAGTGCTCCCATCAGCTTCATTTTCTGAAATTCT